GCACCCCGAGTCCGAGGCTCTTCTCTTTTCGGCTTCCGGCGAAGTCGCTCCCCAGAGCAGTCGAGGAGTCGAGTCAACGACCTGGTGATGGGCGCGACGTGGGGAATCGTTGCCAGGGACGCCGCGCGCTCCGGTCGCGAAAAGCGGAGCGTCCGCCCGCACGACCGCACCCGGCCGATTCCGGCCAGGCGGCCCAAGACGCCGCTCTTGTCGCGGCCGCGCGCCGAGTCCGATACTCGGACTCGGGGAGGGCGGGCCGTGTTTGGCGTGGTTTTCCTGCTGATCGGCCTGGTCAGCTTCAGGGTGGGGATGACGACCTTGAGGCGGTACCGACGCTCGTCGTCGGATGACTTGACCTTGCCCGTGACATCCGGCCTGTGGTTCCTGGGTTCAGCGGTGAACCTGGTGGCTGCCGCCGTGTCGTTCGCTCGACTGATCGCCCCCCGGCCGTAAACCGCTCAGGACGCGTCGCCGGCGACGGCCGGCCGATCGGTCGGGCACGGCCGCGGCGAGGGCAGGGCAGGCCGGCTGCGGGGCGTCAGGACGCGGCGCCGGCGAGGGCTGACGAATGCCAGGAATCGGCCGCGGCAGGGTCGCCGTCGAAGGACACGTCGCCGGCTGTGGCCGCCGGATCGCCCGGGTTGGACGACGGTGAGGGCAGGGCGGGCTGCGCGGGGCCACAGACCGGGAGCTCCTCCGCTGGCGACCAATGCCGGGAATCGGCCACGGCAGCATCGCGGTCAGGGCTGCCAGGCACCTCGGAGCCCGGCGGTGGCCCTGCCTCCTGCCCCATCAGTTCGGCGACCATTCTCGGTCGGATATTGGTCGCTCGTCTGCGGGCCGGCCCCAATCGAGGAACCAGTTTAGGCCGTGATGGGCCAGCCAGAGTCCGGCGGCCAGGATCAGACTGCCCCATATGGCATCCGTCCACCAGTGTTCCGGCCGCTGAGTAGTAGGATCGGCCATTGCGAAGCCTCCTGTTGCAGGACGCCCGGGGTGCCCTGCACCTCTAGCGGTGTGAGCTGTGCTCGCCCCGGCGCGATATTGGGCTTCATGCGCTGAAGCTCTCTCAACATATTACTGCGATCGGTCTGTTGGTCGCTTGGTCGCCCGCCAGCCGCGTGGCGTCGGTCCAACATGTGTGGTGGCAGGACCTCACTGTGAACCCCAACCGCATCCTGCCCCACCGAGGATCGCGCCACACGCATGTGCCACCGAATCCGGTGGAACATGCCGGATCATGTCCTCTCGCGTCTTCTTCGGCACCGACGGCAGGCTAATCGCCCGAGTCCAGCTTCCCGAGAGCAGCCTCCAATTTCTCCAGGATTGCTCAGGACGCGTCGCCGGCGATCGCTGGCCGATTGCCCCGTCGCATCGTCCGGTCGCCGTCCTCGGAGTCTTCCTGATGCCGACGGCGGACCCGGCTCAAGAGCCTGTCCCTCCTGGCCGTGTTCTCGACCTGCCCCTCATGGCGGCCGCCCTTGTCGGGGTGGAGCTTGCGGGACTCGCGGCGGTAGGCGTCCCGGATTTGCTTCTCACTCGGCAGGAGCCCATAGACGCGGAGGTCCTGGTAGAACTGATCCGCCCGCCGCGCCATCTCTTCCTCGAACGCCTCGGCCGCGCGCTTCCTGGCCTCCTGCCTGGCCTGCCGCCGTGCCGCGTCGGCCTGCCGCCGTGCCGCACGCGCCGCATCCGCGGCACGCCCCCGACGCCGCCTCTCCGCCTGCAACTGCGGATCTTCCCGGTAGGCGGGCCCCTGCGCCTTCCGGAGCAAGCGATCGAGCAAGAGGACCCTGTCCCAGATCTCCTCGCACTCGCGCCTCCGGCGCTTCCGCACGAAGTATTCCCCCAGAGCCTCGCGGCGCGCCTCCTCGATCGTCGGATGCGCGCCGAGGCTGCACAGGTGCCGCTGGCGGACCCGGCCGCCGTCGCGGTAGCTCTCGACGACCTGATAGTAGGTCCGGCCCTTGACCACCCTCGAGCGCACGTACATGCGGTTGATACTACCAAGCGGGGAAAAGTAGTATCAACCGCCCAGCCGCCTACGATCGCTCAGGACGCACGGCCGGCGACGGCCGGCGGATCGCCCGGGCCGGGTGCCGGCGAGGGCAGGGCGGGCTGCGTGGGGCCACAGACTGAGAGCTCCTCCGCTGGCGACCAATGCCAGGCTTCGGCCGCGAGTACTTCGTCGGAATACACGACCCGGATCGTCAGGTCGCCGGAGTGTTGCACCGCGGCGTTGTCGCGGAACTCAGGCCGGAGCTTCTTCGCGAGGAACATGAGCAGGATGTCCGAATATCGGCGAATCCGCGCGACCTCCTGGCCGCCGTGAAAGACCGGTTCTTCCCAACCATCGACGCCACGCCGGCGAATCTCCTCCTCGACGGCATCGGCGGCGGTTTCCATCGCCTCCTCCCACGCCGCGGCGAACTCCGGCTCGGCCTTGCGATGCCGATACGTTGTGGCGCGCCCGACACCGGCCTGGCGGGCCGCCGCGCTGATATTGCCGCTCGCTTCGAGCGCGGCCAAGAAGGGTGCACGCCAGGCTGAGGGCTTCTCGCCGTCCACAGGATCTCTCCTCTCCGAGGGTCCTTCTCGCGCGTTTTCCATTGTCTCGGGTGTCTCATCGGGCCCCGGCCGCACACCCACGCACGCGCTACCATCAGGCCGGCCCGGGGTGTACTATCCCAATAGTACAGCCGGAGACAACGGAGGTCCCCGGGCCGGCCCCGGGGATGTTGAACCTCCGCTCGGGCGCCCTAGGATCGGGGTAGACGGGCCCTTATTTGCTTCATAGAATGAGGGTTCTATGAACTGAAAGCCCCGAAAACCCCTGATAATCAAGGGTTCGCGGGCCGATTAACCGCCGTTCCCTGGTGCATAGAAACTCCGGAGATTATGCCATGGCGCCCGAGCCGACCTGGACCGAGCTGGTCGACCAGTTCACCGCCTACCTCGAGGATGAGGACTACTCGACCCACACCGTCCGGAACTACCGGGATGACCTCGCCGTCTTCGCCCGATGGTACCGCGCCCGGGATGAGGAGGAGCCCGAGCTGGGCCGACTCACCAAGCGCGACCTCCTCGCGTGGAGGGACTCCCTCGAGATCTCGGGCGGCCGCAACGGCGCCAAGGCCGAGCTGCCGACGGTCAACCGCAAGCTGGGCGCCCTCCGGTCGTTCTTCGGCTGGGCCCGGGATCGCGGCCTGGGCGTGCGCTTCGACCCGCCGAAACCCCGCAAGCGACAGGCGCCCCCCACACCCCGCTGGCTCGAGCCGGCCGAGGAGCGCGCCTTGATCCGCACCGTCGAGCTGGACGACAGCAAGCGGCGCAAGCGGGACATCAAGCGGGACGTCGCGATCCTCTGGCTGGGCCTCCACAGCGGGCTGCGCGTCTCGGAGATGCAGGCGCTCGACTGGGAGGACGTCGTCATCTCCGACCGGAAGGGGGAACTGACCGTCCGCAAGGGCAAGGGCGCCAAGCTCCGGGTGGTCAAGCTCAGCAAGACGCTCAGGGAAGCCTTGCTGGCCTTGCGTGGCGACCGCCGCAAGGGCCCGGTCCTGACCGGCCAGCGCGGCCGCCTGACCGTGCGCGGCGTCCAGGACATCATCGAGGGCTGGGGAACAAGGACGATCGTCGGCAAGGCGGGCCGCCTCGAGGACTTCTCCGCCCATGTGCTCCGCCATACCTGCGCCCGGCGGATGCTCGAGAAGGGCGTGCCGATCGCCGACGTCGCCGCCCACTTAGGCCACGGGGACGTCAAGACCACCATGGGGTATCTGACCCCCAAGGATCACGACCTGGTCAAGGCGGTCGAGGCGCTCGATTAGGCACTGCCCCGGGCCGGCCTCAGACGACCGCCGCGGGCCCCCGGCCCGGTGCGACCGATCCGGACCCCGCCGCGGCGGGCCCGAGTGGGCCCTGATCCGGGAACCAGCGCGGCGGATTCGCCAGCAGGTCGCCAACGGCTCGTGAGCAACGTGTACAGACCGACAGGACAGGGACCGCTCCCCACGTGCCCCAGGTCAGTGGGCCCGGCGGATCGCCGCGCAAGATGGCGATGGTCGCGAAGTCGTCACTGTCCCGCTCGATCGTTTTCCCGCATCGGACGCATCGCATAAGTCCCTCCCGTCGCGAAAGTTTACGCGCCCGGGTGGGATCGGTCCAGTTGCTCGCGGTCGCCCCGGCCTGGCCGGGGTCGATCGCCGGACCGGCCGGCCGGCCCGGTGCCGAGCTGCTCAGGGGGTGGCCTGACGAGGTTCCTTGAGCCACGCAATCCGAAGCGATCGCTTGAATCGCAGCCCCTTGGCGGCCTCGAGGACGATCAGCCAGTCTCCCAGGTCGATGTCCGGGATCGGGATCGATGGGTCGCTCTCTCCGGTCCGAGGGTTGATCGGGGTGCCATGGCCGGGGTAATCCGACTCCATCGGCCGGCGGATGAACCGCCTGAGCCCGGCCGCGCACACCGCCTTGTCGAACTCCATCTGATCCTCGCAAAGCCCGATCGGCTCGACGGCGAACACCGGGACGCCCCCCACGCGGATCACACCGAGGCACCTCGCACACACCTCGAGCGCGGCGAAGTCCGGCTCGTCGGGCCTGTCCCGGGCGTGCCGCTCGATTCGCCGGTCGAAGTCCTCGTCCGCCTGATCCCGATCCATCCACTGGCGGAAGACGGCCCCTTCCGGGGACTCCGCCTGCTGCGATCGCCGCGCGCGTTTCTGCCGGCTCTTGCGTCCCATGATGACTCCTCGCTGCATGCAGTCAGTGGCAGTGCGCAAGTGCGCAAGTGCGTGCCGCGCGGGTTAACGCCCATTGCGCGCACGTGGCGCTCATCCCGCGCGGCGCCAAATTGCGCACTTGCGCACTGCCATCAGTAGGGCCGATCATCGGCGGATTGCTCGTCGGAATCCTCGCTCTTGACGGTCTTTAGGGTGATGCCGTGGCGGTAGTGCACACCATTGGAGGGGCTGAGCTTGTAGCCGCGACCGGTGATTTTGGAGGCGAAGCGACGGTTGGTGAGGACGGTTTTCTCGCCGTTTTCCTTGCACCATTCTGCGTAGCGGTTGTACAGGACACCGGCCTGGACCCGGGCCTGATCCCGAAGCGAGGGATGGTCCAGGAACGACTCACAGCACTGGTCGATGAAGTCGCCGATGACGTCCTGTTCGTTGCGGTAAGTCTGGATCGCCTCCCGGACCTTCGCCGGTTCGGCGAGCCCGATCCGCTGCCATTCGAGGCAGCCGTCGACCATCCATCGGAGGATGCCCGGGCCCTCCGCCGCGACAAGGATGTCCGACAGCCCCTTGATGCGCTTCTCGGGGGGGAAGAAGACCTCGAAGGGGATGACCCGGATGCGCGACCAGACCCCCTCGTCCTGCCCGTGGATCTCCGGCTTGCAGTTGGCCAGCATCCAGAGCTTGAACAGGGCCGGGAACTCGAAGGGGTTCTGACGCATGAACCGGCCCTTGAGCGTCTTGTTCCCGGTGAGTCGCTTCACCAGCGATTCGGCCAGCTCCTCCCCCTCGTCGACCTCGTCGGTGGGGACGAAGCGACGCCCCATCAGGTCGGCGATCGCCGCCGGGTGGTCATTCTTGCCGGCCGTGAGCAGCACGCGCGGGTTGATGACCGTCGCATACTCTCCGAGGATCGTGTGCACCGTGTCGAGCACGGTATTCTTGCCGTTGCGGCCCGTGCCATGGCACAGGAACAGGGCATGCTCGCCGATGATGCCGGTGAGTGAGTAGCCGAGTGCCCTCCTGAGGTAGGCAACCATCTCCCGGTCGCCGCTGAAGATCTCCGGTAGGACCGTCTGCTCCCATCTCGGGCACTCGGCCCCGAGATCGAACGGGACACTGGTGATCTTGCTGATGAGATCGTCTTGCCGATGGGGCCTGAGCCGGCCGGTCTTCAGATCGACGGTCCCGCTCGGCGTGTTGAGCAGCCACGGGTCGGCATCGAGGGTATCCGGCATGATCGGGATACCCGGCTCCGACCAGGCCAGCTCGATCATCGCCGCGATCACTCTCTTCTCCTCGCTCTTGAGCGCCCATCGCAGGGTTGCCTTCCGTCGCCGATCGTCTTCGGTGTTCGCGGCCTCATGTCCGAGCCGGCGCACGGTATCCTTGGCCCATCGCCAGATCGCCCCGGACTGATCAGGGCACCATCGGCAGCCGTCCCACTCGAACCACTGAGAGAGGGGCTTGCAGTAGCGGAGCCGGGTCCCGTGCGCCACGACCAGCCGTCTCGCGTTGCCCCACTCGGTCAGGTTCAGGGGATCGGGTTCGGCCTGGTGCTGATGCTCGCCGTTGGGCGTCGCCGGCGGTGGATAGGAGCTGCGGCCCGTCCCGATCCCGGACAGGTCGCGCGGCTGGGCCTCGCCGGCAGCGAGCCCGCTCTGGATGGTGAGGGCAATCTCCCGCTCCCCGAGCCCGGCCTTTCGCGCGGCCGCGGCCAGGGCTGTCTCGACCTCGGAGCGGACCAATGCCTTGGCGCCGACGAGCTGTCCGAGGTTGAACGCGGCGGTGTTGAGCCGGTTGTTGCGGTTCTTCTCGGGCTCGGCCTCGACCGCATCGCACTCATCCCGGAGTGCGGCCATTGCGTAGGAGTCGCCAGGACGTCCTACGGCCTTGCCCTTACGCTTGCGGGGTTCGGCCTTGGCTTCCCGGGCCTTCTCCGCCGCGAGCCGCTCCAGGAAGGCGTAGGCGGCCTCGGGCAGGGGTGCGATCGGGGTCCGGGGAGACACCGTCCAGGCCCGGGGATTCCCGTCGTTGCCGACGGTCGGAGGGACGACGCTCTGAGTCTGCTTGGCCATTCCGTCGGGCTTGTAACCACCGATCCGGAATTCGAGCCCGGGGAGTTCGTCCAGCTCGTAGACCCCGGCATGGCCCGCTCCTTTCTTCGGCCTGGCTTTGCACGCGGTCAGGAGCGAGAGCAGCCGTTCGCCGTCCGCGACGAACAGGGTATGGCTGCCCCGCGCCGATCCCCAGCCCGGGGTATCCGGGACTTCTCCGCCCAGGAGCTTGGCCAGCGAATCGGCGGCCTGGTCGCCGTCGCCTTCCAGGTCGATGGGCCAGCTCCCGCCGGGTCCCCGGCCCGGGCCCAGCGCGATCCCCACGCCGGCCCCGGGGAAGTCCGCCGCGGTCCGCTCGATCTTCTCGACCGACCAGCGCTCGACCCCCCACGCCTCGCCGATGGGGCGCTTCTCGGTCTTCTCCCCCGGCTTCCAGTCCGGCGGATTGGGGTGGATGAGGAGTGCCCAGTAGCCGAGCTCGAGCAGGGCCAGGGCGGCTTTGAGTATCTTCGGCTCGGTGGCCGGTTGCGAGAGTGTCCTAGTCATGGGAACACCTCGCTTTCGGCCCGGTCGGAATGGACGGACGACGATCGTCCCTCGCCGCGAGGGCTTGCTTCGTCTATCATGGACATTGAGGGACTATCCTTGGTGCTCGAGGTCAAAGGGTGGTCCATCGGCCCGGCCCTTACAGCGAGCCGGAACCGAACTTTGGGAGCCCGGGTCCGCGGCGAACGGACCCGGGCTTCTGCGTTCATCATCTCATACTGATGCGTCCGAGGCAAGAGGCTGCCGGCCGGGATTTCCCGGCCCGGAAAGCGTGGATGTTTCCGGGAATCAACGCGGTGGTGGGCGTGCGTGCTCATGGTGTGAACTCGGATGCGAAAGTGAAGTCACATGGACATCCTTGAATGAGCATTCCCTTGTTGAAGTCACGTTGACATCATTTTCATTTCAACGTGCTCAAGCATGATTATTACTGCAATCGACGGATTGCCCGCGTCGCGAGTGGCCAGCCATCGGACGTAGGAGAGCCCGTCTTCGGTTTCGACGAGATCGCCGAGCTGCCGGCCTTGGTGCTTGCCATAAGGCATCGTGAAACGACTTGCGCGAGCAAGCGTCCACGGTGTCTTCGCGTAGGCGGTGCGGCCGCAGTCGAGGCATTTGATCTTGCCCCAGTGCGGACCCTCTTTGTAACGCGTGAAGATGATTTCACTCGACCCGCAGCGAGGGCAGGTTGCTGCGGCGTCGCCATCGGTCGTTTTGACTGATAACCTGGTAGACTGCATGATGGTGAGGCTCGAGAACGGAGCGGAAGGGAGCATCCGTGCGCTCAAGCGCGGGGGTATCCGTTCGCTTGCGCTCTCGGGGCCGAGGTCCGTGCGGGGGTTGCTTTCTGGGGCGCTCCCCGCGCGGCCTCGCTAAGCCATCGACGCCTTCGTCAGTTCGTCGAGGAACTGCTGGACCCACTCCTCGCACGTCCGCCAGCCGGACGGGAACCGCACGGCCCGCAGCCGGATCCGCTGGCCGCTCGGCGCCCGGGCCCCTCGCCTGATCCAGTAGGTGATCGTTCCCACGTGGACGGGCCTGGACGCGCGAGCCGAGCCGAACCGGCCGGCGAAATCCGCCAGCCGGCGGAGGGTGGGACCGGTCTCGGTCTGGTCGCAAGTTGCCATCGAAGACCTCGCGCGAGGACGAAGGATGTCGTTGGGATTCGTGCGAGGCTATCAAGGTCTTGAGCCAGCAAACAGGGCCACATTTCCGGTACACGGGAATGGCCGGAATTAGCCGGAATTAAGGCGGTGCAATCCTCCGGCCTTTCGGCGTTAACCAGACACCTCCGGTCGATCCCCGGCGAATCTGGATCAGCCCGAGTTCCTTGAGTCCATTTCTGGCCTTCCTGAAGTGCTGGCTGTCGGGATTCCCGATGGGGTTATCCTTGAGATTACATGCGGTTCGGATGGTGACCCTGGATGCTTCGTCGAATGCCTTGAGCTTCACGAGATTGCCGACAAACTTCGCCGCGGTCCCCTCGCCGGGGTTGAACGATTGGGTGGTCTCCGCCGGCTCCTCGAGGATGGATCCGCAAGCCTGCTCCAGCGCGGCCGAGGCGCTGTCGATCGCATCGATCGTTCCGCGTTCGAACAGCGGTCTCCAGAGACTCTCGGGACTCAGCAATCCTTCGATCCAGGGACCGTCATTGCCCAGCATGCAAACGGGGAGGATCGGTTCCATCCCGACTCCTCGGGATTGCTGGGGCAACCCGACTTCATCCCAGGACAGTCCGTTTTCATCCAGCCCGCTCTGGATTTCACCCATCATGAACTTGAAGCGGTAATAGATGACGAACAACGCTTCAATTACAGCATCGGGCCAACCGTTGATGGAGGGTTCTCCCCCCTTCCAGGTCCGATCGATGGCAGAGGTCAAGTCGGAGACCGCTCGCAACACCGTGTTGAACTCGGCCGACAGCTTGATGAGGAACTCGAAGAGATCGGGCGGACAGGGGAGCGACACCAGCGCGAGCAGCTCGCTGGCGCCCCTGGCGTAGCGACGAGCCGACCCGATCAGGAGGCGCATTTGCTTCGGGGTGGGTCTCGACATGATCCCGACTCCAGCCCCGCCCGTCTGCCCGTCCGCCCGTCCCCGCGGCGATCGCCGCGGCGGAGGTCTGATCCCTCGGGCCTCGACGGCGACGCGTCTATGGGCCGCTGCGGCCCTTCCGTGCCGCCGAGAGCTTGGCGCGAGTCTCGGGGCTGACTTCATGGCCCTTCTGGGCCGCTGACATCCTGGCCCGGGTCTCGGGGCTGCACGGATGACCCGGCCGTCCCTTCTTGGCGGCCGAGAGCTTGGCGCGGGTCTCGGGGCTGAGGGTGTGTCCCTTGTGGGCCGCTGACATCCTGGCGCGGGCCTCGGGGCTGAGGGTGCGGCCCTTGTGGGCCGCCGCGATCCTGGCGCGGGTCTCGGGGCTGCACGGATGACCCGGCCGTCCCTTCTTGGCGGCCGAGAGCTTGGCGCGAGTCTCGGGACTGGGTGTGCGGCCCCTCTGTGCTGCGGCGATCCTGGCGCGGGTCTCGGGGCTGGGTGTGCGGCCCCTCTGTGCTGCGGCGATCCTGGCGCGGGTCTCGGGGCTGAGGATCCGACCCTTGTTGGCCGCCGCGATCCTGGCGCGAGTCTCGGGACTGAGGGTCCGGCCCTTCTGGGCCGCCGCGAGCTTGGCACGATGCTCGGGGCTGAAGGTCCGACCCTTCTGGGCCGCCGCGAGCTTGGCGCGATGCTCGGGGCTGAGCGGCCGACCCGGCCGACCCTTCCTGGCCGCTGACATCCTGGCGCGGGCCTCAGGGCTGTGGGTCTGACCTTTCCGCGGCACGTCCCTACCCCCTTTCCCGGTCGTCCCCGCGGCGATCGCCGCGGCCTTGGTCTTTTCTGCGGGCCTCGCCGGCGACGCGTCTATGGGCCGCTGCGGCCCTTCATGGCCGCCGCGATCTTGGCGCGGGTCTCGGGGCTGACTTCATGGCCCTTGTTGGCCGCGGCGATCCTGGCACGGGCCTCAGGGCTGTGCGGTCGACCCTGCCGGCCCTTGAGTGCCGCCGTGATCTTGGCCCGATGCTCGGGGCTGAGGGTGCGACCCTTGTGTGCCGCCCCGATCTTGGCCCGGGTCTCGGGGCTGTGAGGATGACCCGGCCGTCCCTTCTTGGTCGCGGCGATCCTGGCGCGGGTTTCGGGGCTGAGCGGCCGACCCGGCCGGCCCTTCAGTGCCGCGGAGAGCTTGGCGCGGGTCTCGGGGCTGACCTCACGGCCCTTTTGGGCGGCCGCGAGCTTGGCGCGATGCTCGGGGCTGAATTGACGCCGGCGTTTCGGCCTGACGGCCGCCGGCTTGGGTTTGACCATGATCCCTACCTCCTGCCCGGTCGTCCCCGCGGCGATCGCCGCGGCCGACGTCCGATCCGTCGACCCTCGCCAGCGACGCGTTCTAAGGCTGCGTGGGGCGTCGTGGCGGCAGGAGCTGGTCGACAGGGATCGGGCCGAACTCCGCGCCATCGATGACGACCGGGATTGCCTGCCCCTCGCGGTACACCGTGCAGAGGCCATAACCTTCCGGCCGGGGATCGGTGTAGACCTCGATGCGGCGCTCGACCAGGTTGATGATCCAATACACCGGGATGCCGCACCGGGCATTGGTCGAGAGCCTCTTGCCCCGGTCGCGCGGTAGCGACGACTCCGAGACCTCGATCAAGACTGCCGCGTCGGCCGGCTCGGGATGCCGGTCCTGGTAGTCGTCATCGCTGCCCCGGACGATGGCGAAGTCCGGCTCCGGCTCATCGTGCTCCGAGACCCTGACCGGCTGCTCCACCCGATAGGTCCAACCGATCGGGATCACGCCTGGCACGTGCCTGATGAGAGCCTTGGTGCACCAGCTATGCGGCGGGTTCTTGCCCATCTTCCTCACCACCTGGCCGTCGATGAGCTCGACCCGGGGATCGTCGAGGATCATCCGCTCGTACTCATGCACGGTGAAACGGTAGATCCCGGGATCCGCCGGAATGGCCGGCGACTCCATCGGCTGCGCTGGTGCGATCGTGGACATGCCTTGCTCCCTTAGATCCGCGGCGGAGGCTCGCGGAATCCCTCCTGATGGGCGAGCTTCGCCAGCGCGAGATCGATGACGGCGGTTGGCTTGGTCCTCATCCGTCCGGCGAAATCCTCGAGCCATGCCTTCCAATCCGAGGATCCCCGGATCGTGATGGCGTTGGGTTGGCTGTTTGCGGCCTTGGGTACCGGCTTGACCGATCGCTTCTTAGCCACGTCGTCCCCCTCCAAAACTGGACTCGGGTCTGAGCCCAGTATCGGCGGAGTGTGTGCATCGGGCAAGCCTGGCATGGGCGGTGCGGATAGAGTGTCCATGTCCCCAGTGTATGCTGTGCATTGTTTCAGGTCAAGCCTGGCATGGTCCGAGCATGGTCCGAGCATGGTCAGAAATCGTGAATTCCGGGGTTGACTCCAGCATATGCTCTGCATATACTTCAAGTGTGGGGACGAGGGAGTGGCTCTCGACCCCAACAAAAATGGCCGGACCCGGGAGATGAGCCCGAGACCGGCCGAATGGCAGAGGCTAACAAGGAGCCCCCACCATGACCGCCATCCTGTTCGATTCGACCGTCGCGAGCAAGCCCGCCCCAGGGACCTTCGCCCGCGGCATCCGCCCCGAGCCCCGCCGGACCTTCATCCCCTCTCAGGCCGATCTCGACTGGGCCGCCCAGGCCTTCGGCGGCGTCGAGTTCGACCGCCACCTCGAGGAGCTGGCCGCCCAAGCCCGGTGGGATGACCAGTTCAACCGCACCTTCCCCGCCGGCTGCTGCCAACTGTGCGGCGAGCCGAGCGACTGGCTCGACCCCGTGCATGAGCTGTGCGGCGAGTGCCTGGAAGCCGCCGAGAACAGCACGATCGCGTGCCAGAACCGGACCGCGATGGGACAGTACCGCGTCTTCTGAGGACCGAACCCAAGGGGCAGGGACGCCCCGCTCCCGAGGAGACGAACCGATGGTGATCGACTGGACGATCCTGGACAGCGGAGACGCTGTGCTGACGCACGAGGACCCGGAGACGGGCGAGATCAGCGTGGAGAC